AGATAAAAAAATATGAATTATATAATTTGTATATTAAGGAAAATAAAACAATAATTGAAATTAGTTCCTACTTTAATTGCGCTATTAATACAATAAATAAAAAATTAAGACAATATAAAATATTTAAACCAAAATCTAATATTTATAATTTAGTAGTAGATGAAATAAAAAATTATTTAGAAAGCGGTTTAAATTATGTTCAAATTGGTAATATATACGGATGTAATAATAAAATCATATATAAATTTGTAAAAAAACATAAATTAAATGTCAAACAATAAATCAGTACCGATAACAAGGTTAGCTAAATTCTTCTCTGAAGAAGATTTTTTTTTTTTAGATATATCCTGTGGTGAAGAGTGGCTTCACGGGGATATGAATTTTACATTAGTATTATATCGTATTGATAAATATCGTTCAGATAATGATGATGTTTATGGTGAAACCTTAAAAGATGGCATCAAATATTTACCACCGGTTGAATTCAAAGGATATGTTCAAATTTTGGTGCCTGAGAATAAATATTTAGGTAATTCTAAAATAGATCAAATGGAGCCCGGTAATTTAAAAGTCGGAGTGTATCAAAAACATTTGGACGAATTGGAGATTGATATTCAATATGGTGATTATATTGGTTATTATGAAACTGAAGATAGAATAAGATATTACGTCGTTAATAATGATGGTAGGGTAGTATCTGATAATAAACATAACTACGCTGGAACTAAACCTTACTATAGAAGTATTATAGCTTCACCCGTTACATCAAACGAATTTAGAGGATTATGAAATCTATTTTAACAGAAAAACAATCAAAATTATTATTTGAACAAGAAGATGATAGTTTCATCGGTCTTAGAGTGATGGTTTATTATAATCTTCATAAACATACATTTTCAACAACTCATAAGAATAAAGTAATTTTACACGCGGATTATGTTAAATTAGGTGATGTTGAATTTAGGGTTAGACAGGGTGGAAAAGAAAGAGTTAGGCAAGAAATGCGTAAGAATGTTCACGCGTTTGTTATTGGTAATCTATTGGATTATTGTGAGTTTCCTTGTGAAAATATTCCAAATGAACCATCAAATAATGCGGTTACCTATAATCCTTATAAGTACGATAGTTTTGTGTATAAAGATAGTGAAAAACCAATATATAATGCTAAAGCAGTTGATATGGTGAATTTAAAAAATAAATTATTTGTTATTAATGAAATTAAAAAATAATGCCATTACCTAAAAAAATAAAAAAATATATACCTTTGACTGAACCAAAAACTCTTTTGGCTAGAAGGTATGAGTTATTGGATAAAATCAACAAAGATGGTACTTATTTACCTAAATCAATTCTTCACGCTGATTTGGATAGAGGATTTTTAGATTTTGTTAAAGAAACCTTAAAAACAACCGTTGAAGGTAAAGTTATCCCAACTGTTGATATTTTAATAACAACTCAAAATTGGTCACAATTTACCCAAACTTGGAATTTCCAAAATTTGGATAAAAACGCTGAACCACCATTTATATCTGTTGTTAGAAACCCTGAAGTTAAATTCGGTTCAAATCCCGCAATATTATATAACATACCTAATAGAAGATTATATTTTTATGCTCAGGTTCCCACTTGGGATGGTAACAGACAAGGTATGGACATATATAAAATACCACAACCTGTTCCCGTTGATATTACATATTCCGTTAAGATAATCTGTAATCGAATGAGGGAACTAAACGAATTGAATAAAGTTGTTTTGGAAACTTTTGCTTCAAGACAAGCCTATCAAGTTATAAAGGGACATTATATTCCGATTGTTATGAATAGTATTTCCGATGAGTCGGTTATGGACGTGGAAAAAAGAAAATATTATATTCAATCATATGAATTCACAATGTTAGGGTTTTTAATTGATGAGAATGAGTTTGAAGTTATGCCGGCAATTAATAGAGTTTTAACCGTAACAGAGTTTAGTAAAGATACAACTAAGAAAAATAAAAAGTTAAATAGTAGTTCAAGTAGCACATTTAATGAGATTTTATTTTTATCTGGCGTTACAATTGTGAATCAAATATTTGACTATACTTGTAATATTTTATTAGGTGAAACATCTAATATCGAGAGTTATGATATATACATAAATGATAACTTTTTTGGAACTAATGTGTCTGAGATTTTAATAAATACGGGAGATGTTTTAAGAGTTGAAATTGTTAAAACCGATAATACTCAATCATCGGTAATCCCTCTTAATATACTATTGACTTAATTTTCACCATAGATATCCTTCTTTTCTTCACATTTTTCACGAATTAGATTTTCCAAAAACCTATACATTTTTATACCTCGTTTATCACAATAGGTTTTCAATATCTCGTGAACCTCAACTGATATCTTTAAATTCTTTATTTTTTTAGTCTCCTTTTCCATAGTAGAAAAAAGGCAGAAAACATTCTGCCCATATTATAAATATTACACATAAAGTAAAGCACTTTGACGTTTTTGGTAATATTTATCAATTAAGAAAATAAAAATAAAAATTAAAAAAAGAAAAAAGTAATGGCAACATCAACAAACAGCAAAGTGTTCGTATCACCTGGTGTGTATACTTCCGAAGTTGATTTGAGTTTCGTAGCCCAAAGCGTTGGGGTTACGACATTAGGTATTGTAGGTGAGACCCAAAAAGGTCCGGCTTTCGAACCGATATTCATAAGAAACTTTGATGAGTTCTCAACATATTTTGGTGGAACATCTCCAGAAAAATTTATAAACACTCAGATTCCTAAATATGAAGCAGCTTACATAGCTAAATCATATCTACAACAATCTAATCAATTATTCGTTACAAGAATATTAGGACTTTCGGGTTATGATGCGGGTCCATCTTGGTCAATCGTAACGGTTGCTAACGTAGATCCAACTACCGTTGATTTTGCTTGTAGTGGTTCAACAATTGTTGATTGTGTTGATGTTTGTACAGGATATACAGTATATGATATCTCAGTTGATTTCACAGGATGTACTAACGATATTAACACTATCACTTTCTTAGCGAATTTCCCTGACGAAATTCAAAGTAAATTAACAACACCTTATCAAGAATTTAATGGTAGTCAATCATCTTTAGATACTGATATTAAAAACCAAATCTTTACGATTATTAATGATGTTGCTCCAACAACGGCAGAAACTGTTAATATATCTTATTTTGGTGCAATTCCAACAACTGAATATGATACATTGAGTCCTTCACCGTTTAGTGAAGAAACAAATGTATTTGGTATTCCAAGTAATAGTTCAGATTTAAATGATTATACTGCACCACAAAACGATCCTTGGTATTACTCATTGTTCGATAACAATATGGGTAGTTATACAGGATTTTCATTTTTTACAATTGTTACTGGTGTTACCGATATTACAATCACATCAACTACAACAACCACTAGCACGACTACTACAACAACAAATCCTTGTGTTACACCAACACCGACAACAACCACTACAACAACTACCGCAAAACCAACAACTTGTTGGTCAGGTACGGTTATAGGTAAAATTTACGTTTTAACTGGTACATCATATACAGATTATGACGATTTAGTTGTGGCAACACTTCGCTCAAGAGGTTTGGCAACATACTCTTCTGATAATGGTGCTGTTTATGAAGTATCAGGAACAACAGATGCTTATGGTAATTTTATTGGTGATGATGTACAAATGGTATGTACCGGACAATATTCAGCCGTTACAAAATATCCATTTGCAACATTCGGATTAAATGTAACAACTATTTCAGGAGAAACTTTATTCTTTGAGACATCATTAATGAATTCTGATGTTAACTTCGTCAATAAAGTATTTGGAATGTCTAACTTCGCAAAACCTAGAACAACAGTTCCTTTGTTTGTTGAGGAAGAATATAATAACTTATTAACATATGGTTATAGAAAAGGATTTATTAGAGGTTTAAGTTGTGAGTTAGTTGCTTTACCTAACGCTAGACAAGGAGTTGATCCAACATCAATAGCATTCTACTTAGAAAAGTATCAATCACCGATGTCCCCTTGGGTTGTATCTGAGGTTAGAGGTACTAAAGTTTACAATCTATTTAGATTTATGACAATTGCTGACGGTAACGACGCTAATACTGAAGTTAAAATCTCAATAATTAACATATCATCCAATAATTTAACATTTGACGTTTTAGTTAGAGATTTCTTCGATAATGATTCTGCACCTGTGGTATTAGAGAAATTCACTAATTGTAGTATGGATCCTAACGATAATAACTTTATCGCTAAAAAAATAGGTACTATCGATGGTGAATACCAATTGAACTCAAAATACGTAATGGTGGAAATGGACGAAGACGCTCCTATGGACGCATTGCCTTGCGGTTTCCAAGGATTTAACATAAG